AATAGAATGTTTCCAAACAAAACTTTTAAATGTTTTTATGAAGCATGGGATTTTGTGATGGAAAATTGCGAGGGAGAGAAAGACGAACACGGAGACGTTGTTTTTGATGATATCTTTGTTGTTCCCTCTAATACTAGATGTTATAGGAATGGTTACTGGTCTACAGCTAATTAATATTTAATATAACTAATCAAGGGCGGTATCATTACCGCCTTTTTTATGGCTTGAATATATAGGAGTGCCTCAGAGCCTTTGTAAGACATTTTAATATTAAACCTATGCTTTACTATCTATATATATTTATATTGCAATAGACGGCTTCTCTGTGCCTTGTTTTTTTCTCTGTTGCTTCTTTTTGTTTCTGTTGCTTTCTTTTTTTTCTTGCGGTGATTTTTTGATTCAGATATAAATTTGCCTTAAATATAAATTTGCCTTAAATATAAATTTGCCTTAAATATAAATTTGCCTTGATCTTAAATTTGCCTTAAAAATAAATTTGCATTTAACTATTGCTATTTATATATTTTTATATATAATAGGTTTATGTTTAATAAAAGTAAGGAGTTATAAAACATGAGCAAACTAATAAAAATAAGAGCATACGAGTATGCTGAACTTAATGATAAAGCTAAAGATAATTTTATCCATTCAATGTGGGATATGCCTTTTGAAGCAGAAACAGGAGAACATGATGATGAAGGAAATATGATTATTGAATATGATTATTTTGGAGAATGGGACTTAGAAGAACAAATAGATTTTTGTGAGTCTAACGATTATCTTTTTAACAAGTATGGAAAATTGATAGGGCATTTAGAGGAGAAAGATGATGAGTAATTATTCATATAAAGAAATAGTAGAAGAGGGCATAGAAGTCTGTGCCAGTTGCGGAAGTGCAAATATAAACTTTAACAAAAATAATCAAGATCAAAGTAAACCTATTGAGCATTGTTTTAATTGTGATTGTGCGGAAGGCTTGGCAACTTGTATGCCTAACGATTTGCATTTTTATCAAGAAGCAAAAGAAACATTAAATAAATTAAGAGGAGAGTAATTGTGAATAAAGAAGACGTAAGAGTTTGCGATACTTGTAACGAGCAAACAGATATCAATACTTGTTGGACTGAAGACCAACAATATTGGTGTAGCGATGAATGTGTACCTAAATGGAAATGGGTGCAAATGTTTGGGGAGGAGGTAGCTAATGTCTAAAGAAAAAATATATGAAATTGGCTTTGATGATAAATATATGGGAGACCATAAAGGCGAATGGGATGCATGGTTTTTAAGTGATTTGCTTTGTTTATTCAATGGGCATGTTGTAGGGACTTCTGCTAATTGTGTATCTGTTGCTACAGAAGATTATAAAAAGTATATTTGCGTTTTTGTTGATAAACGTAAATTTGTAACTTATCAAAATTTAGATGATCTTGATAAATATATTTATACACAAAAAGATTATTTAGCCTTTCAAGGATTCTGTACTAAATATAATCTTAAATATGAGGAGTGGTGTGATGAGTAGAAAAGAACTAAGAGAAGCTGTAGAAGATAGGCATAAAAGTTTAATGATTATGAATATGCTTGATTCTGAAGTATATGTACTAGATGAGTTCTTAGATGATTTAAGAATATTATCTCAAGTAAAAACATTTAAAGAAATTTGCGAAATGAATTCTTTAGATTACAGACAAGAAATTAAATATTTAAAACAAGGAGTAAAAAATGAGTCTAACTAAAAAACAAATAATAGAAAAACTAAAAGATGTGAAGTATTTTACTGACCATATTTTAAATGAAAAGATTGATGCTTTTGAAGATGCTTTGATTGATGAGAGGCAAAGCGAAGATTTTGATTATGGCTATATAGGCTATCTAGGTAATGAGGTTTATATGGCTCAACAACTACATAAAACAATATTTGAAATAATAGGAGAAGAAAATGAGTAGTTATTCAATAAATCTTAATGCTATCTCATGGGGTGCATCAAGTGAAATATATAAACTAGATAAAAAGTTTATAGGAACAGAAGATTATATGGGTGTTGCTTATTTTTGGAGTCATGAATATAAACATACTTTAAGAGACATAAATGTAACTCAAAGAAGAAGAATACACCATAAGGCTTTAAAACTTGGAATAGACTTTACTGAGGTTGGTGCTAAACAATGGGAAATTATAAGTCAAGTTTTAAAAATACCAGTAGAATCAATGATAGATAAAAAATATTATAAAGCGTTAAAAGATGGTCAAGTTCCTAAAGATTATCTAAAGGCTTGTGAATGGATGGAAAAAGTATTCTATAAGTAATTTGCGGTAAAGGTAAATTTGCCTCTATGGTAAATTTGCCTTTATCTTCTTTTCATATGTCTTAAAAATTGTTTATTTAATTCTCTATGCAAATTATTTCTAATAACCATTTCTCCAACTTTAAAGAAATCAATAAACTTTTTATGCTTAATGAATGGAGTATAGGCAACTAAAAGTTTTAAACCCTCTCTACCCTTTCTTCCTTGCCTTTCCCATATACCATAAACTTTTGATCCTGAGCCTTTAGGAACACCTTGAAAACGAGAGCCTTTTCTTTGTGAATCAGCAGTTTTATCAATCTTAGATAATAAACCACCCTTTTTAGATAGTTTAACGATATTACCAAATTTGCCTTGCTTGGGTAAACCATCTCTTGTTGGAGAGGGATAACCTCTATTTCTTGCAGGTTCATCTTCTCCACTATAAATGTAATGCAGGTATTTGGCCGCCCAATCCTTTACTCTTACAGTCATTGCCAGTTTATTACTTTGCCCTTTAGCAAATTGAGATATAACCACGCTTTTAACTGTTTGTGGTCTTGGCCTATCTAACTTATCGTTTAGGTGCGACCTTTCAGCATTTACAATTTTTTCGCCAGTATAATTCATAGCTCTAGCCATAATTTTATTAAAATCTTTTTTGTTTAAATTTTTGTCTAAATCTTTTCTTAATTGTTTTAGATTAGATTTTAAAGTGACTCGCATACTATATTTGCCTTAATTATAAATTTGCCCAGGGTGACTTTTTATTGAACTTTAAACCATTCTCATTAGCAACTTTTAGAATAGTCGATTTGCTTCTACCTAAAGACATGACTACCTCGTTTAGCGATTTGCCTTTATCAATTTGCCTTTTAAGTTGCGAAACATCAATTTGCGGTTTATTGCTCATAAGTTCTCGTAATGTTCTTTTAATTTATTAATATACCAAATTGCTTTCTCTAAGTCTTGAATATTGGCATCTTTATATTTATGCCTATGTAGGTACTTAATTGCATTACCTTCAAGATACGAAGGGAAATTTGCACCTAGCTGTTGTTTTATGTAGTCAATACACTCTACCCCACCTTTGGCATTATTATAATGCGGTGGATGATTTACTAGATCACTCATTTACTTCTCCTTACTAATTCATTCTTACATTTTTGTATGACCTTTTTCTTTGCACTTGGCGATTCAATATAATCATTAAGTTCTGAAACTGTCATACACTTCAAATAATAATGTTCAATACTTAATTTGCCTGTAGCCCTATCTCTAATCTTGGCACTAGGTTTTAGTTTTATCGGCATCTTTTTTCTCCTTTTTCTTTTTTCCAAATACTTTTTCCCAATTTGCATCTATTTTCTTTTTATCTTCCTTACGTCTTTTACTTCCCTTGCCACCATGCCATTTAGACATAATCTACTCTTTGTATGTTTACAGATTTATCTAATTTGCTTAAAAGTTCTTTTGCTCTCATAAAATCACCAGGAATACAACGCAATAGTTCTTCAATACTAAATATCATAATATCTTCTTCATCTTTGTGGATTAGTTCTAGTGTTGGCTTCTCATCATCAGTATCACATATCAATGCAGTCTTTTTATCAAAAGTAAAACATTTTGCATTTGGTTGAATCATAATATATCCACTTTGTTCACATTTGATATTTAACTGCTCATAAGCTCTCATCATCATTTCCACCATAGCAATTTGCTTTTTAGGTGGATCTTCTTGTAAAGATTTCTTTAGCAACTGTTCTGCTTTGATAAACTTAATCTCAAAGTCAACGCCTACCATTTTATAGATTCGTTTAAAATTACCCCACTTAACTTTAGTCTCAGCCTCATAAACTCTAAGTTGTTTTAATTTA